TGTCGCACGGCTCAAGGCCGTGCGGTGTCTCGTTGAACGCACGCGACACAACCTGTCCCGTCGCGCGGTCAACGATCACACACCCCACATGTGCCCGGTCGCAGCGGGACTTAGCGGCCTCGTCCCGCGCCGCCTGAATGTACTGCTTCACTTGGAAAGAATCTCCCGCTGTTCACGAGTCATGCACTCAGACCATGCAAGAATCTTACGGGCGAAGTCAGAGAAACTGCCACTGTCGTTCAGCAACCCAGGCATGTTCTTCTTGTAGTATCCCTGGAACGCGAACCTATCTCCCGCCTTGTATCGCAGCAGACGACACAGGGCAGACGTACGGGACACAACCATGTTGTCGTCCCCGTCATTGATTAGCGCAAGCAAGGCCATGCCATTCAGACGGTAGATGAACTTGAACTCATCCGGCTCAGGGATGTCGGCAATGTCAAAGCCGCACTCGTTATTCACATGGTCAACCCACATGATCGACAGGTCCATCGGCTTAGCGTCAACAAGGTTGATGTGCGCCGACACCATCTCACGAGCGTTGCACTTCAGGTCTTCCACAGACGGGACGGTGAACACACGGTTGTCGAACGGGTCAACAACCAGCATCTCGTCCTGTCCGGTCCAACGCTGAGCGCAGACCTGGCCCTTGTCTCCAAGCAGACGCAGCTTGCCACCCGGCAGTGTGCCCGTACCAACGACAGTGCCGCTAGGCGAGGTCACGAGGCCGTCTTCAATCGGAAGATACTCTCGCTGGACATAGCGGTTAGGAAGGTTCTCCCAACCAAAGCCAAGGATAGGCGCGTAAATCTCTTTAATCGTGATTGGCAATTGTTTCTCCCTTTTCGTAGTAGTAGTGGAACTCAATGACGGGAAGGTACTCCCGCTTCGTGTAGTCGTAGTGGTTTTCGTGGTAGTAGTAACGCACATTGTCGAAGTAAATTGCCATGGTGCGAGAGGTGTACGGCTCGTCCTCGTCCTTGTCATCGTCCTCGTCCCAGATAAACTGCCACACGCTTTGCTCGTCCTGGAAACTCCTACTACGCCTCTCACCGTACAGCTTATCTAGGGTCACGTAAGCCGACCAGCTATGCTTAAGCAGATGGATGCACACAATGCTCCCATCTGTGAAGCGAATATAGGCATCCTTGTTGTCGTCAAGCCAGTATTCTTCTACCGACTTCTTCAGCAGGTTCGCTACCGTCTTGTGGTTGAACTGAATAATCTGCATGGTTGTTCTCTCTTTCAGTTTGTTGGTTTGTTGTTTCAGTATTAGATTAGTCCAGATGCCTTCAGTTTGTCGAACCGTTCCTGCAAGCGGCCCAGAACACGGTCATCCACCGTGTCAGTCGCCTGAATCAGGAAACGGTTAACGGGCTGTGTCTGCCCCTGTCGGTTGAGTCGGCCTGTTGCCTGTTCGTTAATCACCAGGCTGTTAGACTGACTCAGCCATATCTCAGTATGGCACACTCGCTGAAGGCCGTCAACGCCTTCAGACATGGCCTCGTGCTGTGCGACAATAACACGCACATCCCCGTTAATCATGGCATGGAAGTCACCACGAGACTTACCAGAAACTTCAATAGCCTTGATCCCAGCTTTCTTCAGACGGTATAGTGCCGCCTTAATAAACTTCTGGCTATGCACCCACACAACGACAGGCTCATCTTCAGGCAGGTCCGCAATAATATCCATCATTGCATCCAGCTTGGAAGACTTACAGTCTTCCTTATAATCGACAGCCCCATCCTCGTTAAACGAGGGGACTCCCAGCGTCATCTGTCGCAGACGCAGGTCAAGTTCCATCGGGATAGACAGGGCAAGTGGGTATTCTCCCAGGAACGTGAGTGCCTTCTGTTCCAGATCGTCGTACGCCTTGCGTTGCGCGCGGGACAGTTCCACTTCCACACGGTGAATGATCACGCCGGGCAGTTCAGGGTTAGCCTCGGCCTGTGAGACCTCATGATAGGACGGCGCTCCACGGCGGACCATGCCGGGGGAACGTTCTCCCGAAAAGTCTTTCCCGTATGCACTCCAAGGGTTGACTTCCACCTTGAAGAACTTTTCACAAAAGTCCCAGTAACCACCATAGTGGTTAGGCCATAGGAACTTGAGCGCCGCCCAAATGTTGCATGGCTTGTTCCCAGCGGGCGTTGCCGACAGTGCGAGGCGATACTGTGCCTTAATGTGGCGTGCCACGTCAAAGTTGAGCGATGAGTGGTTGCACGCACGGTGCCATTCATCGGCAATAACCATGCCAAACTCAATGCCGTAGAACGGCTTAGCCATTGACTTGAAGACGTATTTTTTGGCGCGCCCGTCCCACCGCTTTTCCTTATTACGGGACCGCATCAGCTCCCACGTAATAAAGTACACGCCGGGTACACGGTTTTCCAGATCGTTCCACACTGCAAGGGCAGTCTTGGTTTTCTTACCGCTCAGCGTGCGCATCTCAATGCCCGTGAGCGTCTTCCAGTGCGAGCGCCAACCACTTTCGGTACGGACGGGGGCGACAATGAGGATAATCTGTTCCCCGATAGTGCTACCGAAAGCGTTAAGCGCGTTCCACACGCTCATTGCCGTCTTGCCCGTACCAAGGCCCGCGCCTACCAGGCCCGTGTACGGTGTTTTACTGTTCGCCAGTCCTTCCAGTACACGTTCCTGGTAATGGCGCGGCTTGAATGTCATTTAGTGAGTCTCCCTAATCATGTTGATCTGTTCCTTAGTCAGACGTGCTAGGATACGCGGCCCGGCAATAACCCCGATACCCATATCAAAGTCATGCGACACAACGATACCTGTCCCATCTGCCAGTACTTGAATATAGGCATTATCCATTAGTCAAGCTCCCTAGCAATGACAGTGGCGTAGAACACGCCGTCCCGGACAATGCCTTCCGCGTATTCAGTTTCGTACAGACTGTCCCGGTCAAACGTAGCGACAATATCCGTAGGCAGTTCGACCTTAGAATCGCTAGGCTCCACAACAAGCATCTCTTCAGCTTGAATCCACATAAACGTACCATTATGCGGGTGCTTGTCGTAGTCAACAAAACCAAACTCTTTGACCTTGTCGGTAAGCCACTCCCAGAACAACTCACTATTGTCCCAGTAGTCCCACGCGTTGTAGTAGTCCGTCTCGCTATCCTTGGAGCGCGGGTAGTCCCCAATTTCACGCGCGCAGAACAGCTCATCGAACGTGTCGCGTTCACATTCACGCCAACAAAAAACTCCGTCCAATACGTAATGTGCAAACATTTTGATCACTCACTTTCACTTTCGATATAAATTGACATGCCGTTAGGCAGTTCTATTTCGGCTCCCACGCCAAGGTTGTAGTGGATAATCTCAGCGGCCCGCATCTGTCGTACCGCTTCAAGCCACATGGTTGAATATTCTTGCAGTTCTTGCTCTTCTAGGGAACGGGCGATATTTTCAACCTGTTCGACAGTGACAATATCGCCCGTCCCGTAGTTCTCCCAATTCATCGGAAAGTCGCGTACGTGTCGCTAACGGTAGTAGCGGGTCCCAGATCAATAAGATCAAGCGCGGCAAGTTTCTTAGTGTTGAGCTTAGGCTTGTCGTACACACTTTCACGCACGGCCTTAGGCAGTTTCTTAAACGCGGGCAGCGCTTCAACAGCGGCGGCGTTGATAGTCTTTCGCACGGCAAACGTAACGCGCGTGTCTCCCACCTGAATCTTGTCACCTGCGTTGAACTGTGCGCACAGCTCAGCCTTGAGTGCGTCTCGCGCTTCAGTCAGGGCGCTAATCTCTGCGTTGAGCTTGTTAATCTTGTTGACGAGGTTTTCAGTATTCATTGTTGTTCTCACTTTCTTTCTTTCTTTCTTTCTTTTACCAAAGAGTAGTAGGGTTGTTTTCAGTCATCCATTCAATGTCCCGGTGTGCATCTCCGAAACATTCTTCCAAACTGTCCCAAACAAACATCTCTAGATGTGCTGAAAGTCCAAGATTAGCAGACTTCCATCCCAGCTCAGAGATTAGGGAATAAGTGTAGTCCCCAATGTGAAGTTTAATAAACAGGTGCTTCACTGGCGTTTTGTCAGAGAAACTGAAGTCACTGTAATACTCGTAGTCGTCAATACTGCCACTAAACCAAGGGTTGCCACCACCTAACCAAGCATTTTGCTGATTAATGGTGCAGTCATCCTTACCCGTGCTATTGTTACGAAACTCAATAACCTGGTAATTTTTGAGTAGGAAGTAGATATGGTTTTCCTTGCTATAAGCACCGATAACGCCAATTCTTGCAAACTCTCTCAGTTTCTCATTGCTAATCTTGAGACGTTCCATAGCTGATTCACTTTCTGTTAGTAGTTGTCTTGGTTGGCATATGCGTCAATACCTATCTCACTCATAGGTATGACAAGCGGTAGCTTGGTTGCAACTTCAAGCGTCATTAGTTGCTCCCACAATTCATTATCGCTCATTGTTGTTCTCCCATTGTTCTACCTTGTGGCAGTAGATGCCGACAGGGGCGAGGATAGCCAGTAGGAACAGGGTGTAGTAAGCAACTGCGAACATTAGCAGACTTCCTTAATCTCTTCCATTGCGATTAGATGTGCAATGCAACTGTTGACATAGGCTTCCCAGTCGTCGCTAAGCATCTCCCTAGCAATGCCACTCGCCTTGAGTGTCCTACCAAGCACCGTAACGGGCTTGTGTAAGTCGTCCACGGCCTCAGCGGCCATAACCTCAAAATCTTCCCTAATGCGCAGGTCACCGCCGCGTGTCACGTAGTCATATTCTCCCTTGCTAACCCCCAATTCTTCAGAACTGAAACAAAACCTAATGTCCCAGTCAGCGGCAATAGCGAGTAGCATGTCAGTTCTAGGCATTGTTTCTCCCACTTTCTCACATATAGTTTTCTGTGTAGTACTTGATAACGTCTTCCTCGCTATCGGCATAGATACCCGCCAGAGAGTCACCCGTGGTTGTGTCCGACACTACCCAGACGTAGCCGTCTGCCCAAAGAGAGTATTCACGCACCCATGACTCACAAGTGTTGCTAGAACAATTGTCCTTGCTAATTGCTACGGCAAACAGACGATCAGCATCCATCCCATGCCAACCGACGTACACCCAATAGTCAGGGCAAAGATTCTCCCACTCTTCCTGCGTAGGCGTACGCCCGTGTTCCTCATAGAAGTTATCAAACTCCCACATAGCGGGGCAGTCCGTTTCGGCGGGGTGGTGCAGGATGCAACCATGCGGACCTCCCAGGACACACAGCGCATCGGTGCTATCTAGCCATTCAGTAGGGCACTCTGCCCATTCATCATGAAACACTTGGAAAGTGTGTCCGTCGTGTTCCCATTCATCGGGAACGGTGATAGTGTGTGCGAACTGTGTCTGAATCATTGTTTTCTCGCTTTCGCTTGGTTGGTTTGTTTTCCGATAATTAAAGATTAGCAGGTTGGCAGTCATTCTGCAATGTGAACTACGTCACACGTCTGTGTGTCGTTGTCATAGATAAACATATGTGCGTACCCGTGCAAGTAGCACAGTTCATCTAGCGTATCGCCCTCGTTATCGGACTCCCAGTACCAATAGATACTGTTGTCAGCGGCGTTTGTGAGACAACGCCATACGTACCCGTCAACATTGACATACACGCCGCTAGGTTCATTTTCAGAGAACAGGTCAAGTAGTCCCACAAACTCATAGCCGCGTTCAGTAAACCACGGGTTGATTAGCGACAGGTCCCAGCCTGTTTCGGGATTAACGTACCCTGCCACGTGTTCCTGCATGGACTCTAGCGGATAGTAGCGGTCGCTAATGACGCTCAGCAATTCTTCCCACATACTTATTCTCCCATTCTAAGTGCGATAGTATCGTCAAGGTAATTAACCACGTTGTCAATTACCCATGCAACCCAGTCACCCTCGTTGTCAGGGTTGCCACCATTGTCTAGGTAACTCTCCCACATTGCATCTTGAATGTCAGTACCGCTAAACCTATGGCCATTGTAATGCAAGATAGGGTCATTCCAAGCACCGCGCCATTCAAACCCAATACCCTTGATACCGTACCAATTAGGCAACATGTTAGTCCCCATTTTCTTCCAGTTCCTTAGCCAGTTCGTAGACAGCGGCCTCAAACATAGCCTGTTTAAGGTTTTTCCAAGCATCCCCATAACGAGGTTTTACAGGCCATTCAGGGATAGTCATATTAGTTCTCACTTTCCGTTAGGCTTAAACAGGTAACTTTCGGTGTAACAATCCAATGCACTGCAACCGTATTCCAACCACGCGGCATCGTCAATATCGCCGTTCCATTCTTCAATAGGGACACACTTCCAACCGTCGTTAACGACAGTTTCATCAACGACAACGTACAGTGCGTTAGCGACTTCCTCAGCCATAGCCCAAAGTCGCGCGTTAGCGACTATTGCGCGGCGATGGCCCGGGTCCCGTTCCATGTCATAATCCGTAGGCAGGTACTGCCATTCATCGGGACGGCCCATCTTATCCCATGCGACAAAGACGCTATTGTCGTTGCACCAGCTACCAGTTAGAGTGCAAACATCGTCCCAGATCTGACTACCGTAAACGTTACCGTTGATAACGTCCGCTGCAAACTCGACAGTAAGTTCGGGACATACGAGGGCCTTAGCTACCTTGTATGCGTACTCATTGCACAACATGATTCTACCTTTCGATTGTGTTGAAAGCTAACCACCTTGGTTAGCATCGTTCCCTAGGCAAGAATCGAACTTGCATCTACCTACCATTAGGCTAGGGATACCATTGTTAGGCTTCAATCTCACTCATGACTACCGCATCCGACAGCCCATCGAGGGCAGTCACTACCCCGTCAATAGCGGCGAGAACAGACGGGTTGTCCCCGTAGTCGGCTCCCATCTTCCTAAACGTGATCTTAGCGGCGGTAGCGGCCTTGATAACGGTCATAGTGTCCTTGTTGATTCGCATTTGAGTTGTCTCGCTTTCTGTTGTTGGTTGGTAGGCTATTTGCCTATGACTAAATAGTAGCTTGGTTGTGAGTTGTTGTCAAGTTGTCAGAGTGTGGCGTGCATTACAGGTACTAGCGTTGCGTCGGCAAAGTTAGCCATAGGATGCGCGCGCATACTCTCGAAAGTCTGCCAGTCAGGGCGCATGTTACCCCGCCACATGCTGATAATCTTCCCAATGACACGTTTCTCATGCGGCGTTAGCGTAACGTCCTTGTAAACGTAGACAACGCCGCTAGGGTTAAACTTGAAGATAATCTCTGTTGTGTCCTCCCTAGCTACCCAGTAGCTAATCCAATTGCGCGCTAGATCATTGTGATTCATCGTTAGGTACAACTTTGAACCAAGTTGCACAGACTCGCTAATGACCTGGTTAGGGTACACCGACAACAGGGCATTGTTGATAGTCATTAGGCGACCTCCCTAACATTGATAAACTGTTCACCGTTACCGTGAATAGTCTCATTGTCACACTCACGGTCGCACGCCTTATAAAGCGTATCCCAGTCAATACGCCACATTAGGGCACTCAGGAAACGGTGCAGGTGTCGGCTAGTAGTAGTGGAATGATGAAACGCATTGCGTTCTACAAGAATCGTGCAAGGTGAGTAGCCATTCAAAATTACCCGTGCAACTAGTGTTGTGTATGAATACACGTCAAACGTTGTATTCACAATACCCGCATTGTGGTTAGCAACAATAGTAAAGTTGTTGCTAACAGGATACAAGCTGCCAATACGCCCGTGTTCCAAGTCCCATGCGGCGCTATCAATGTCATTCAGAATACCCATTGTTTTTGTCTTTCTTTCTGTTAGTTGAATATCAGATTAAACCCGGCCTTAGTGAGAACGCGCATCTGTTTCGCGTCTCCCAAAATGACTAATTCTGTAGCGGTCGCCATTTTCGCCGCCTTAAATACGTCATAACCAGGAACAGCAGTGAACCAGCGTTTAAGCGCGTCATAGTCGGCCTTACCGTCATAGATCGGGAACGTCTCGAAACTATACGTAATAGTATCAAGTAATGTACACGTGTGATATGCCACTGTTGTTGTCTTTCTGTGTGGGGACGGGGCGGTTGGGCCCGCCCCC